TTGTCGTAAACTTCAATCTCGATGCCGTATCCTCTAAGATACTCTGTAACCTGCCCCTGCTGTAAGCGAATACCGCCATTGTAAGCAGTAATTCCAAGTACCTGTTTCTTCGTGTCCTCCGCCTTAAGAACCATTTCCCATGTTTCTGTATTCATGCTAAAACGTGCAAGGGAATATCCGGTTTTCTTTGCAAACTCACGTTTAATCTCGATAAGGTCGTCAAGTGGCGTTGCTGTTTCTGGTGCAGACCATTTATCGGTATCGCTTCCGGAAATATCCTTGTAATGATCTCTCTTGTGCGCCACTCCATTGTCCGAAGTATAATCCACATAGTAGCTCTTTCCGCCAATTGTTACCTGTACTCTTGGAATACCATCAGATGGTGCTAACAACTGCCAAATCTGGCGTTCCGGCACTACTCTTGCCCCTTCAATAAGCATCATCGGTTTTTTGCTGATTTCTCTAAGCACCTGGTTTGCCATGTTGGAATTTTCTGCCGACTGGTAATTTGCATACTCCTGCTCTTCACGCTCTGTTACCATGTAAGACTCACGGTAGAAAGGCATCTCGTTCTGAATGTCCGAAAATCCACCAACGTCTCTTAACTCTGCCTGCGCATCAAAATTGGATGCCTTTAAGGATACCGGGAGACCGTTTTTCCCTTTGATAAATCTAAGCTCAAGGCTGTCCTGTTTTCTGGTTCCAAATTTCTGTCTACCTAAGTAAGGCGCAGAACCAAGCGTTTTTTCATAATTATTCCACATAACCCCAAGGCTTCTTGCGGTAAATGCTTCTGCTAATGGTAATGCCATTCTCTAATACCTCCATTTCTTAATCAAAAAAAGTGACACGCGGTGTTGCTGCTTTTGCAGT